GATTTGTCTTTAGATTGTTATTCTGACAAGAGCAATACATTTTATAAAGTTATGCAGAAGTTTTCAGAAGCAATGAATAAAGAAAATTTTGACATAATGGAAACTCAGATATTAGTGCCAGTAAAAAATAATGGAGATGCTTGTACTTATAATATCAATAATACAATTCAAGATTTGTACAATCCAAGTGATGACAGCAAACCACAGATTGAAGTAGTGTCCCAAGGAAAAGTTACAATTCTCCGACAGGGAGACAAGGTTATAAATACACAGAATACCTATAAGACCATTCCACCAATTTTTAACGGTAATTTGGGGATTATTAAAGATGTGTTCCCAGAAGACAAAGCATTAATTATTTCATTCATGGGAATTGGAGAAGTTTATGTTGAAGGAACTCAGGTAAACAGTATTGAACTTGGATACGCAATTACTGTTCATAAATCGCAAGGATCACAATTTGACCATGTAATATTCGGGATTGATTTTGGGTCATATTCGCTGCTAACAAGAGAATTATTATATACAGGAATCACGAGAGCAAAAAGAATGTGTGATATGGTAGCACAAATTGGAGCGTTGAGAATGGCGATTAGTAAAGAGGGAGTAAGTAAGAAGCAAACCCATCTGCAGCAATGTTTATATGATACTGCTCATCCAAAGTTGGTGTTTTGATTTAAAAAACAGTCTATATATAGTAGCTTGCAAAGCGCAAAACCACTATATATAGACTAAATATGCCAATAAAATAGGACTTTTATGTATTATGAAATGCTTATGAGTACAAAAAAACCTATAATAATTTGAGCGCAGCATATGGCAATAGGTAAATTATGGTGAATTGTATTATTGTAATTGTAAGGACTATCAATTTGTTGGGAATGTACTAAAATATATTTTTTGATTGAATTCTTTATGGTATTTATTTTCTTCATTTCAATAGTAGATAATAAACATGTAAAAATAGAAAAAATAATTCCTACTACTGGAAAAATTTGATTCGGCAAATTTCCTGTATTAGCACCCCAAGCGTCTTTCATATAAGGAATAAAAAATAATATAAAACTGAGTAAAACAGTTTTGGATGTAAGAGACCAATATTGAGATAGTCTAAATTTCCATTCATCATGTAAAATATTTATATAGTCTAAATCATGATTTATTCTATTTCCAGATGGGTTGCTCATATTGATATCCTCACTATTTTTTTGGACTAAGTATATCATATATTTATAAGAAAATAAATACCTATGAATCAATGAAAGATAGGTTTCAAAGGTAAAAAAATAAATGAAAGGAGTAAAGAGATTTGTGCGCACAGAAAATCATGATTTGCTCCTAAAAAATATTGAAATATTTAAAACTTAATGAAGATAAACATTTAATATTTAATGAAAGTGCATTAGATATATTGGATTTAATGATAGAAAAGGGTAAGAAGGTAGATATGATTTTTACTGATCCACCTTATAAAATTACAGCAAGGGGTAATGGTGGTAATTCAGGCGGTATGTTTCAAAAAAAAGAGGTCAACAATGGAAGGGTATTTAATGTAAATGATTTGGAAATTGAAGACTGGTTGCCAAAGTTCTATAAAGTTCTGAAAGATAATAGTCACTGTTACATAATGACCAATAATAAAAATATTACACACTATCTTGATGTTATTGATAAATCAGATTTTCACTATATCAAATGTCTTATATGGGTTAAGGATAATAAGATTATGGGACAAACTTATATGAGTCAGTTTGAATATATTATTATGCTAAGGAAAGGCTCACACAAGAAAATCAATAATTGTGGCACAAGTGATGTTTTACAAATTGCTAATAAAAAAATGAAGGATGAAAATAATAAGACAATTCATGATACAGAAAAGCCAGTTGAATTAACTGACATTCTAATTCAAAATTCTTCTAATAAAGGCGATACGATTTTTGATCCTTTTATGGGTATCGGCGGATGTGGTGTTAGCTGCAAAAAACTTGACAGAAAATTTATTGGAATTGAAATTGCTGAAAAATATTTTCAGATTGCGAAAGAAAGAATAGGTTTGTATCAATGAATCGCTCGTTTTATCCAGTGAATGTGAGGTGATTATGTGAAAATTATATTTTTGGATGTGGACGGAGAACTTACATATAGCAATTATAAAAATGAAGAAACTGCAAATATTGATATTGGAAAAGTGAAACTTCTTAAAGAAATATGTGACAAAACAGATGCAAAAGTTGTTATTAGCTCTAGCTGGCGAGGATTTGAAAAATATACACCTCAAATATATCATGTTTTGAGAAAAATTTTATCAAAGAATAATATAGATGTTTTAGGTGATACACCATATTTAAAAACAGAAATTATAGGTGATATTCCTGAAACAATAAGATTAGAAGAAGATTTAGATATTAAATGTAAGTATGGAACTGGAAGAGCTGCGGAAATTCAAAAATGGGCTGACGAACATGATGTAGAAAGTTTCGTGATATTGGATGATGAAGATTGGCAATGGTCTGATTATGGGTATGAAAATAATTGGATACAGCCTACATGGTTTGGTGATGGAGGTTTAAAAAGAGAACATGTAGATATGGCTATAAATATTCTAAATAAATAAACGGGAGGACTATCTATGATAATGATAAATGGGAACTGGGAGCAAGTCAAAGACTTATCAGATGTTCTCAGAATTGTATCTGAAAATATTGGTATTGAGTTTGCTCAGAAAGTAGAAGAGATATTTGAGGAGGAATTATATGATCTCAAATCCTAAACATGGTTGGTGTAATTTCAAATTAGGGACATTTGATGGTACACCAAGTTATTTAACAGACGTGCCAATAGATATACTTGCAGCTTTTATAGATTATCATAATAAAGGCTGTGGAGTGATTTGGTTTGATGAAGAAGGCACAGAATTTACATTAGTAATAACTCCATATTCATTATTTATTATTGAAGAAAAAGAGAAACCAATATTACATGATTTTTCTGAGATGAAGATAGAGGATTTGGAGAAAGAACTTATTAAAGACATAGAAAATGATTTGTATGGATGGGCTAATTTTATAACTGATGACGATGTGGAAGAGATTAAACAACATGAAACTGAGATTAGGCAGAGGATAGCGATTTTAAAGAAATATATGAGACAATGAATCCACGCTTTCAAAGGAGAAATTGGACAATGAAGAAATTTATTAAAAGATTATTCTGCAAACATGATTATAAATACACTTATCTTTACATGATTAACGGAGGAATGGCTAAGTTATATCATTGTGAATGTAAAAAGTGTGGAAAGGTAAGGTATAAAACTAACTAATGAAAATATTTTTTGATACAGAATTTACAGGGTTACATAAAGATACAACATTAATTAGCATTGGGCTAATTTCAGAAGATCGAAGATGTTTTTATGCAGAACTAACAGATTATAAAAGAACATTACCAGATACAGATAATTGGAATTGGATAGAAGAAAATGTCATTGCAAATCTTTATAAATCAAAAAGTGAAAATGACAGAAAATATATTCCTAATTATCATATTGGAACAAAGGATGATATTGCATTGGCTCTTGGTAATTGGTTTAGCCAATTTGATGGAGTAGAATTGGTGTCTGATGTATGCCATTACGATATGGTTCTATTAATTGATTTGTTTGGAACAGCGTTTGACTTGCCTAAAAATGTAAGCGCAAGTTGCTACGATATAAATCAAGATGTTGCAAGACATTATAGAATTAGTCAATCTGAAGCATTTGATAAATCAAGAGAACAAATATTATGGGATAGGTGGAAGGATAACACAGTTAGTGGCGAAAAGCACAATGCTTTATATGATGCGAAAGTTATTAGGGAGTTATATCAAATTTTGAATAATGTAGATTTTGATAAATAATGAGGTAATGAAACAAGTCTTTCAAGAGGATATATTGTATGAAAAGATCAGAAATTAAAAGAAGACAATATTCAGATAGGGGTCAGTCAGAGTTTAGTCATAGATGTGCTTGTTGGGCGAATAATCATAATGGTTGGGCAAAGATGAAAAAGAAAAATAGAAGATTGTTCAAAAAGAAGTTTAGAGAAGAAACAAGAAAAGAAATAGAATGTGTGTTTCAAGAAAGGAGAATGTGATTGATAGAAGTAATTAGTTTGTTTAAGCAAATTCAAGAAACAAGTAGCCTCAATGAAAAGAAATCTATTATCCAACATAATAAGGACAACACATTGTTTAGGCGATGCCTTAAGTTTCTGTTGGATGATAATATTATTACAGGAATTAGTACGAAGAAGATTGGTAAGAAATTGTCAACAAATTCTATGATGACATCATGTCATCTGAATTTAGATAGTACATTTGAAGATGTAATAGATTATCTGGAGAAAAATAATACTGGTAAAGATGATGATATCAATGAAATCCAAGCATTTTTAACAGGCCACAAAGACGACAGAGAATTTTATGAGCAAATGATAACGAAGAGGTTTAGGCTTGGCATTGACTCCAAGACAGTAAACAAATGTATCCCTGGACTAATTGATACATGGGAAGTCCAGTTAGGCTCCTCATATGAGAAACTAAAGTTAAAGGATGGGGAGTGGTTCTCGCTTAGCCAAAAGATGAACGGAAATAGATCTTCGTTTTATAAAGGCAAACTTATCAGTAGACAGGGAAAAGAATTTACTGGTATGCAACATATCATATCAGACTTAGAGCAACTTGGAATAGGATGGTTTTATGATGGAGAACTTATCCGGAAAAACTTTGATAATTTGCCAGATGGGGAGAATTTTAGGATTGGAACTGGGATCATTAACTCTGATGCAGAGACAAAAGATGAAATAAAGTTTGTTATTTTCGACTACTTCCCAGAATCAGATATCAATTTAAAAGAATCAGCAGTAAAATATAAAATCCGTAGAGGAATGTTGAATAGACTGCGTGAAGTTATTGAAGAGAAAAAGCTTCGAAATGTGGAAATCGTTAAAATGGTTTATGAGGGTACAGACCAGACTCAGATTATGAAATGGCTAGACTATGCGGTTGAACAAGGTTGGGAAGGCCTTATGCTCAATAAAGATGCTACATATAAATGTAAACGAACAACGGATTTAATAAAGATTAAAAAATTTTATAGTATGGATTTGCCTGTGGTTGCTGTAGTGGAAGGGGAGGGGAGACTAAAGGGGACACTCGGAGCCTTAGTAGTACAATATAAAGAAAATACAGTTAATGTTGGAAGTGGCTTTGATGATGCAACCAGAAGAAGTCTATGGAATCAAAGAGACGAGTTAATTGGTAGAATCATGGAAGTAAAATATAAGGAAATTTCAAAAGATAAAAAGACTGGCCTTGAAAGTCTGCAATTCCCTATATATATGGGAATGCGGGAATATGGTAAATGCATAAGTTATGATTGATTTATTCTGAAAAATCTGATTCAAAGTAGAGAAGAAATAATTTCATCTATAACATATAAAATCAAATTCCAGGAGTGGTTATGAAAAATTTAATAGTAAATTTATTGCTGTCAGTAGTGACAGTTTCTTTAGGTGCGTTTTATATTCCTACAAATGAGCAGAGAAGCAATATAGAAACTAATATTGTTACAGTGCAAAAGATGGCGACAGAAATAGCCTCACAATCATGTTGTAGAGAAATCATAGTGCAGTATATAAATGAATCCAAGAATAACTATGATACAGTTTTAAGAGAAATAGAGAGGAAGATGGAGAGTCTCAATAATATTGGTGATAAGAAAGAATGGTTTTTAGAATATAAATCCATCATAGAAGAGTATGGTAATTTATTTGGCCCTCCAGAAAAGATATATGACTATTTCTCTGATAAAGAATTAGATTTGTTGTTCAGGGTAGTCCAGGCCGAGATAGGAGATGAACAATATTCTTTTGAACAAAAGGTAAATGTTGCCAGTGTAATTTTTAACAGGTTAGATCATGAAAAATTTCCAAATTCGCTTATCGATATTCTTGTTGCGGATCAGTTTGAAACAATTTTGAATGGGCGATATCTAGAAGTTGATATTATGGAAGATACAATACTGGCTTGTGAATATGCTTTTGGAATAGAAGACACTGCTAAAGGATGTCTATTCTTTGATAGCAACAATACTTTGAACTACAAATATGTATTTTTTGATGGTGCACATAACTTTTACGGATTAAAAGAAGAAAAGATAGATGGAGGTGAATTGATATTATTGCAAGAGTAACTATTTGTTTAAATACAGTAGATAGGGTAAAAAGATTTTGCGATGCAGCGGAAAAATTTAATAGTGAAATTGATGCGATTATGGGGAGATATATTATTGATGCCAAATCAGCCCTTGGGGTTTATGCTTTGGATTTGAGGAAACCGATTGATGTTGAAATCCATAGTGACGATGAAGAGGAAATCAAAAGATTTAATATGGTTATGGAAGAATTTAAGATTGGCTGAAAATGTTATTTGATGTTTAGTAAAGAAGCAAATAGTTTGAGGCATAAAGGAGAAAAATAGAGTATGAAAATAACAGTTAATAGTATTACAGGATTTGAAGATGCCTTTGTCGCAATGTATATAAGCAAGAGAACGTGGACACCTGAATTAGATAAAGAAATAAGGACTACATGTAATAAAGTAATAGACGAATATGGACATTTGCGAGAAAGATGTACTCCAGAAAATCTTGCAAAGTTTAATGGATGGTTATTTACATTATTAAAGATGGGCAAGAAACATATTACAGTTCTTAGATTTATTGATATTTCTATTATGACAGAGGGATTACATAGAGCAGGGCAAGACGATGTAGATGCTCATGCAAGAAGGTTTGATAATAGAATTATTAGAAGCAGCACAAGGCTTTCCACATTTTCTGATGACGAAATATCAAACTATTATAAAGACAAAGTAATTACAACGAATAAAGCACTGAATATTTTAGGTATTTGTATTCCCGATTCTTTCGAATATAGAGGATCCCGATATGTTAAATCGCCAAATGGATATGTAAAGGAAGAATATGAAAATAATAAAGATGTAAAGCGTGGCCTTTATATGCTGAGCATTCCAAGCAATTTTATTTCCAAAATCAATCTATGTGAGTGGGGGCATGTGTTTCAACAAAGAAATAAGGATGGTGGTGCTAATCCAGAAGTAAAAGAATGGGCAGAAGAAGTAATGAAACAGATTAATGATTTTCATGGTCAGATTACAAGAGAATATGTGTTGTCTATAGAAAACTGAAAGGAGAAAGATACATATATGATTAATTAATAAATGAGGAAAATTATATGAGAATTATAAATATTATTGCGATTGCTTAGTTTTATACTTATGTGGAATATATGTGTATTGCAAGACTATTAAATATTTTAATATGATTTTTAAATGGAGGGATTTATATAGCGAAAAGAAGAAAATTTAATCAATTTGATTTATTAAAAGTTTCCCAATTTGTCGGACTATATCTTATTATATAGAAGCATATACCTTGATAAATCGCAGTTTTGAATTCCATTTTATGAAAACTGTGTAAAATATATAGTCCAATTATAGCAAAATAGGACTATATATACTATGCTTTTTAATACGATTTGGCAAGCAACGCTTGGTGCAATACCTGATTTTATTTGTAAAGTGGTATAATTTTTGCAAAAAAGTTCCGTCAACGTATATGCAGGAATCTGCAAATGGCTTAAAAGGGGCGCTTTCTTGCAAAAGTCTATAGTCCTGAAAATTGGGAAACTTTTAATTTATCTGATAAAAACAAAGATAGTACAGCGATTTTGATTTATGATAATCAAAATTACTATTTCGATATAGAAGACTATGACAAAATTTCTCAATTTTATTGGCGACCAAATAATAAAGGATATTTAGCACACTGGTTTGCAGTTTATGACTCGCAAGGCAAAAGATAATCAGGATATATTTATTTCCATAAACATGTCTTAAATTTAGATAAATCACAAAGCAGAGTAGATCATATTGATAGAGATATCCATAATAATAGAAAAATAAATTTAAGAGAGTGTACGCATCAAGAAAATATTTTTAATTCGTCTATTGGAAAAAATAATAAATCAGGAATAATTGGAGTGAATTTTAACGCAGCAAAACATACATGGGCGGCTTCATTAATGATAAATGGAAAACATATTTTTACAAAGAATTCTATTAATAAAGATGAAGCTATTAAAAATAGATTACTTGCTGAAATTAAATTTTTTGGGAAAGAATTTGCACCACAAAGACATTTATTTAAAGAATATTTACAAGAAGGAGAGTATTGATGGAAATAGAAAATATGCAGGATGAAATAATGAAACAAACAGAGAGAGAATTAAACGAGTATGACAATGTGAATCGACCGGCGCATTATGCAGACTCAAAAATTGAAGTTATAGATTATATAGAAGATAAGAAGTTAGGATTTTGTCTTGGTAATGCAGTTAAATATATTTCTAGGGCTGGAAAAAAGAAAGATAGTGGTAGAAGTGTAATTGATAAAGAAATAGAGGACTTGCAGAAAGCAATATGGTATATCAATAGACGGATTTATGAATTGCAAGATTTAAAATAGGAGGATTTTAATGAATAGAACAATTTACCTCGCGGGTGCCATGTCCTGTTATTTCAATACAGAACAACATGATTATCCTAAACAGTGGAGGGAAGGTGTAAAGCAATATGTTGAAAAAATATATGATGATATTACGATTGTATCGCCAACTGATTTTTATGAAATCGGCAAGGGCCATCATAACACAGAGTCTGAAGTTATGCGATTTGATCTCAGGATGGTTAGAGAATCGGATATCGTGTTAGTTAATCTTAAAGATTTACATAATTCTCTTGGGACTTCAGATGAAATATTATATGCATTTATCAAAGGAAAACCAGTTATTGGCTTTCTGGAGGATGAAGTTGATTATGAAAATGTTCATCCTTGGAAGATTGAACAAATTGACAGGATTGAAACTGGTAAAGACGCAATGAAAAACGCGATTGACTATATCTACAGATACTATGTGGATCGGTGAAAATAGAAGAAAAGAGGTTATGCGATATAGAATTAATATCTACAGGACATAAATTGGCTAAGGAGTTGCTTATCAAGCCAGATGGCTTCATTACAGCAACGCTTGATGGGAAAGAGTATGTCATAGAAGATATACAAAGGATACCTACACATGCTAACATCGATGATACAGTGATGCATTGGACATTGAATTTGCGTGATGGTGGAAAAGGAAATATTAAAAGGTGAAATCAACCAAAGAAGATAAGAATGTCATGGTTGGGTTAAGTTGCAATAAGCAGACTTATATGATTATTGAGTGAGGTGATATGTAGATGATTGTGGGATTGCTGATTGGAGCATCTGGATGTGTTTTTATTGGTATGGTGATTATGGCACTTTGTGTATCCAGTTCTCGTGATAGTAGAACAGAAGAAATGGAAAATAATACAGATGAAATGTCTTAAAAAGAAAGAGGAGGTTTTATGAATGAAGATTGATTTATTTGATGAGTGGATTGAACTTGATTTTGATTGGAAAGCAGTGATTGGTATTGGAATTATAGTTTTAGGATGTGCATTGTTTTGTATATAGAAAGGACGCTGTATAAATATGATTGTGATAAATCTATTTGGTGAACCAGGGGCTGGTAAAAGTACGGCTGCTATGGATCTCACGGCAAGGCTAAAAAGAAAAGGAATTAATGCTGAATACGTCTCTGAGTTTGCGAAAGATAAGGTATATGAAAATAATGGTGAAGTATTCAAACATCAGGAATATTTATTTGGAAAACAGTCTTTCAAAATGGGCAGAGTAAGAGATAAGGTTCAGGTAATGGTTGTAGATTCGCCACTAATTCTTTGTGTTGTATACAACAACGATAAAACACTTGGAGAAGATTTCAATAAGACTGTTTTGAACGTATTTGATTCATATGAAAACAGAAATTATCTGCTTACAAGAAAACATACATACGAGGACGAAGGAAGATTCCAGAACGAAGAGGAGGCATTAGAAGTTAGAAAGCAAATTATAAGTGCACTGGATAATATGAATATTCCTTATAGTTTTGCTACATCTAGCGAAAGTGATTGTGAAATAATAGCAAATAAAATTGCAGAGGAGATAAGAGAGAATGAACAGTAAGGGACATTTGTATATTAGCCTTAGTAAATCAGTTATTAGAGTTTGTGGTAGTATTGCTGCTCTTATTAAGAAATCGGTTGTTCCATTGGCGATAGGGATTATTGTAGCTGAAGTTGGTGGAGTGTTGGAAGAATTAGTTGATAAGAGATAATGAATGTGGAGGACATTGTTATTGACAGTACAAAAAAGAGATGGTCGTAAAGTTAAATTTGACAAAGATAAAATCAAGATAGCTGTACTAAAGGCATTTATTGATGTTGATGGGGAAGAAACGGCTTATGCAAAAGAAAAAGCCAGAGATATTGCTAATTACATAGAATCTATGAACAAGAGTATGACTGTCGAGGAGATTCAGGATCAGGTAGAAGAAAGACTAATGGCGAGTAATCGAAAAGATGTAGCGAGAAAATACATTATATATAGAAATAACAGAACTGCTATTAGAGAGAAAAATACTCAATTAATGAAAGACATTTCTGAAAAACTCAATGCTAATAATGTTCAGAATCAAAATGCAAA